GCGTCGAAGTTAGCCGCAAGGAGAAGATCACCGACGTCGACGGCGAGGTCGTCAAGACGATCGACCACGTGAAGCAGCTCGCAACCGCCTTCGCCGGTCTCAATATCGGCAAGGCGGTGGCGGGGTTTATCACGGGCACCGTCGAGATGGGCGCGAAGGTCGTCGATACGTCGAACCGACTCGGCATCGCGACCGACGATCTGCAGGCGTTCCAGTTCGCCGCGAAGATGGTGGGCGCCGACACCGAGGGCGCGGCCAAGTCGCTGCAGTTCCTCGAGCGCCACGTCGGTCTCGCGTCGGAGGGAAACAAGGCGGCTGCCAAGGACTTCGCGGCGCTAGGCGTGAGCGTGCGGGACAGCACCGGCCACGTGAAGCCGCTGATGGATCTCCTGCCCGACGTGGCGGACGGCTTCGCCAAGCTGAAGAGCGATCCGGAGCGCGCCGCGTACGCGGTGAAGTTCTTCTCGCGACAGGGCTACAACCTCCTCCCGCTCCTGCGCGACGGCAAGAACGGTCTGCGAGATCTCTACAAGCAGTTCGAGCTGCTGGGCGGCGGCCTGAAGAAGGACTTCCTCGAGTCCGCGAAGGAGGCCGACCGGGCCATGACCCGACTCGGAGTCGGCTTCGACATTATGAAGTCCCGCATCGTGCTCGGCATCATCCCCGGACTCGAGAAGGGAATGGAGTACCTGTCCCGCTTCTTCAACTTCATGTCACAATTGGGTGATCGCACGTACGTCGCGCAGACCGCGTTGCTCGCGCTCGCGGGGGTTCTCGCCGTCGCGTTTGCGCCGCTCCTCATTGAGCTCCTGCCGATCATCGCGCTCTTCGGCGGCCTATACCTCATCTTCGACGACCTCTATACGCTATTCGAGGGCGGGCACTCGCTCATCGGCGATCTGATCGACAAGCTGTTCGGTCTCGGTGCGTCGAAGAAGTTCGTGGCGGAGGTGAAGGACGAGTTCGGGCACCTCGTCGACAGGTTCCACGAGGCGCTGCCCACCATCGAGCAGGTCGGCAACTTCTTGGCGAAGGCATTCGAGAAGTCGAAGCCCGTGCTCGAGGCGCTGGTGCGGACGCTCGGCGCGTTCCTGCGGCTGCTCGCTGGCGCAGGGGAGGCGGCGCTCGACGGGGCGCACGGTGATTGGAAGGCGCTCCTGAAGGACATCGACCGAGCCGGCGACGCCGTCTTCAGCGGCAAGGACAGCATCCTCGGCAAATACTTCAAGCAGGGTGGCACCGGGCCGGACACCTTCAGCCCGAGCAATCAGCTCTCGGACTACGGGTTCGCCACCGCCAAGCCTGTATCGCCCGCCGAGTTGGCGCTGCCCTCGGGCTTCGTAGGTCCCTCCTCGTCCACGTTCCAGCCCTCAGGTCCCATCTCGTTCGACATGCGGAACGAGACTCACATCATGGTGCAGGGCGCGACCACGAACGAGGAGACCGGTCGAGCGGTGGCGGCGGCTGCCAAGGATGCTTCGGACAGCTCCCACCGTGAGGCGAAAGCCGCTCTGCAGGCGCTCGGCGCGGGACGGACGAAGTAAATGGCGATCTACATCACGTGGGACGGTGGCTCCTGGTACTTCGACGTCACGATCAACGAGCAGCACGAGAGCAAGCTCGAGATCACCGAACACCCCGTCGAGCAGGGCCCCGACATCACGGACAACGCGCGGCGCACTCTGGACCGCTTCTCGTGCGAGGTCTTCGTCTCCAATTCGCCTATTGCCGACTTGAACAACTTCGGCGGCAATCAGAAGAAGATCAATCTCGACAATCCCGCGTATCGCAACGGGCAGCCGGCGAAGTACGACCCGCCCTTCGCGCCGACGCCGGGGGCCGTGTTCGGTGCGGTGGAGAACGCCATCTCGTCGGTGGCCGACGCCATCTTCGGGAAGGACACTTCCGCGCCGGCGGCCGACGTCCTCGCGTTCGACACACCGTTCGACGCGGTCGTGTACTCGCATCAGCTCCTCACGTGGCTGCAGGACTACGCGAAGCTCGTCACCGTCTACACGTCCGCGGATATCTACCAGAACATGTTGCTCGAGGTGCAGCAGCTCCGGCGCGAGCGCGAGGACGGCGACGGCGGCCGGTACCGACTCACGTTCAAGCAGATTCGCACGGTGAGCCTCGCGTTCACCGACGCGCCGACTCCGAAGGACCCGCGTGGCGAGGCGCCGGTCGACAAGGGCGCGAAGGGGACCAAGGACGCGCCGCCGGCCGAGAAGGAGTCCGTCGCCGTGAACCTAAGCAACGCGGCCGCCAACGCCTATCGCAAGTACGTCTCGGGGAAGTGACCCATGCCGCTAACCATCGCCACGGGCTCCGACCCCTTCTTCACGCAGACGACGACGCTCGACGGCGTGAGCTTCACCCTGCGGTTCACGTACAACCAGCGTGAGAACGCCTACTACCTGTCGCTGCAGGACCCGGTCTCTGGGAGCGACATCATCAGCGGCGTCAAGCTGGTCTGCAATTACAACCTGCTCCAGCGATACGGCGGTCTCGCGGGCATGCCCGCCGGCGAGTTCGTCGCGCTCTCGAAGACGTCGGACACGTCGCCCGCGGGGCTCGGGGACCTCGGCGACAACGGTCGCGTCTCGCTCATCTACTTCACGGCCGCAGACCTCGGCGTAATTCCGTGAGCACGCTCGAGGGCCGCAGCTATGAACTCGTCGTCGCGCCGCTATCGGAGGACCAGGAGCTCAACAACCTGCAGACGGGACTGGACCTGTCCGCGCTGGACGTCGAGTTCCGCGTCAAGAAGACGCTCAAGCCGAAGCCCAATACGGCGCACATCAAGGTCTGGGGTCTGAGTCGCATCAGCCGCCAGTACCTGCAGACGACGAAGAAGCTCACCGTCCGACTGGCCGCCGGCTACGCGGGCGAGAACGAGCTCCTGTTCCTTGGCGAGACGCGCAGCTCGTATACGCAGTGGGGTGAGAAGGGCGATATCACGACCGTCATAGAGACTGGCGACTCCGAGAAGGACATGACGGCCGCCGGGCTGTCGCTCACGTTCGGCGCGCAGACGACCATCTCGCAGGCGCTGAAGGCCGTGGCCGCGTCGCTGCCGAATCAGGCACCGATGAGCGCCGTCGACAAGTTCATGCAGCCGAGCGAGGTGGAGAAGCTCGTCGACGCCTTCTTCGGCAAGCACGTCTTCCATCCCGCCGGCGGTGCGATCGACCGACAGACGACGCGCTACCTGTCCGACTTGTGCCGCAGCGCAGGCCTTGAGTGGAGCATCCAGAACGGGACGATCATCATCCTCGAGAAGGACAAGCCGCTCGCGGGCAAGGAGATCGTCATCGGCCCGGACAGCGGAATGATCGGCTCGCCGTCGGTGGACCGGCATGGGTTGCTCGACGTGAAGTCCCTGATTGTTCCCGGACTGCACCCGGGCGCGAAGATATACGTCGACGCGCAGGGGGTGAAGGGGAACTACCGCGTGGAGTCCGCCGAGTACCTGGGCAATAGCAGCCCGTCCGCCAAGGACTGGTACGTCAAGATGGCTTGCAGCCAATTGTGAGAACGAAGTGCCCGAGCAAGTAGACCTCGTCGACGTCATCCTCACCGCCCTGCAGGGCGAGCGTGACGACATCCACACCGCGATGCCAGGCAAGGTCGTGGCGTACTACCCGGACAAGCAGACGGCCGACATCCAGCCGATGCTCAAGCGACCCGTGTTCGACGAGAACGGCGGCCGCTTGAAGGGCGCGAGCCTCCCGGTGCTGCCGAGCGTCCCGGTCATCTGGCCGCGTGCCGGCGGGTACATCCTCAAGATGCCGATGCAGCCGGGCGACTTCGTGTGGCTCATGTTCTCCGAGGGGGGCACCGGCGAGTACCGCACGACGGGCCAGGAGTCCGAGCCGCTCGACGTGAGCCGCCACACGATCACGTATCCGTATTGCACGCCGGGCGCGTTCCCCGACACGTCGCCCTCGAGCGACCCGGATGTCACCGCGAACGAGAAGATGGTCGTCGGCAAGTCCGGAGGCAAGGCGAAGATCACGTTCGACGACGGCGACGGCGTCTTCAACTTCCCCAAGACGCAGATCGGCTACGGCGACGCCACCATCCTCGTTGAGGAAGCCGACCCGGGCGCTCTCACGCCGGCGCGCATCGTCATGGGCGACGGCAGCGACGCGGCGGCCCTGGCGAGCGTGCTCGACCTGCTCATCCACACGATCATGGCCTGGGTGCCGGCGGGCACCGTAGGGGACGCGAGCGCCCTGAAGAGCGCGTTGACGACGGCGGGCTTTTCCACGAGCACGAAGTCCGGCTCGAACTACGTCAAGATCAAGTAACACATATACATATCCGTCACCTCCTACACTGATCCGTGGCGACGCTTGCCCTGGACCCTCAGACGGGAGGCTTCCTCATCACGAACGGCCGCACGACCCTCCTGCGAGGTGCGGCGGCCGGCGCGGTGAAGATTGCGAACCAGTTCAAGCTCTTCAAGGGCTCGTGGTTCCGCGACACGCGCGTCGGCATCCCGTACTTCCCCGCCATCTTCGGGGTGAAGAACCCGGACCTGAACGTCGCGCGCCAGTTCTTCCGCGGCGTGCTCCTCGGGACGCTCGGCGTGAAGAACGCGGACGTCACCGTGTCGTTCAACGCCGCGGCTCGCGAGATGGACGTGGCGTTCAAGGCGCAGTGGGATGACGGCGCGACCATCACGGCCACGTCGCTCGATCAGCCGTTCCTCGTCGACGTGCCGGTCGGGGCGGTGGCCTGATGGGTTACTCCGCGCCCGCATTCGGCGTCCTGTCCACCGGGTTCGTCAAGAAGCTAACGGGGGACATCGAGCTCGACATCACGGGGAAGCTCCGAGCGAACGTCGACCCGAACCTGGACCTGTCGCCGACCGAGCCGCTCGGCCAGACCGTCTCCGCGTTCTCCGCCGAACTGGCGGAAGCCTGGGAGGCGCTCGAGACCGTTTACAACGCGAACGACCCGTCGGCCGCCGAGGGGATGCTCCTTTACAACGTCGGGCTCATCACGGGCACGCAGCTGATCGGCGCCACGAAGAGCCGCGTCGTCGTGACGTGCAATCTGGGCGCGAGCGCCAGCATCCCGGTGGGCACTCAGGCGAACGTGCTCGGGCAGCCCAGCAACCTCTGGCAGCTCCTCGGCCCGGGCACGAGCACCACGAACTTCACGCTCGGCGCGCTCACATCGACGACCGCCGGGAACTACAGCGCCGTGTTCGAGAGCACCACGACGGGGCCGAACCAGGCGAACGCCGGCACGCTCACCGTGATTACCGCGGGCTCTGTCTCCGGTCTGAACTCGATCACGAACCCGGCGGACGCCGTACCGGGGACGAACACGGAGACGGACGCGGACTTTCGCACGCGCCGCGACGCCGAGCTGGCCGCCTGCGGGGCCTCCACGGTCGACGCGATTCGCGCCGCGCTGCTCGAAATCACGGGCGTCAAGAACGCCTTCGTGTTCGAGAACACGACCGACTCGTACGACTCCGCCGGCCGCCCGCCGCATTCGATCGAGGCCGTGATCTTCGACGGCGTGACGCCGGACCACACGCTCGACAACACGATCGCGCAGACGCTCTGGGAGAACAAGCCGGGCGGCATCCCGTTCTTCAGCGCGACGGGCGACAACGGAATTGCGACGGACAGCCAACAGAACCCGCAGCGCGTGGCGTTCTCCCGCGTGCAGGTCGTCGAGGTCTATTCGGCCTACACAATCACGACGGGCACGGGCTGGGATGCGGTCAATGGACCGGCCGCCGTGAAGGCCGCCGCGCAGCAGTACGCGACCGACAACCTGAATCTCGGCAGCGCCGTGATCGCCCTCGAGCTCCGCGCCGTGCCGCTCGGGCCTCTCTCCAAGTACGCGGTGCAGGGCGTGACCGACGTCACCGCACTGGCGCTCGACGTGGTCGCGTCCCCGACGGCGACCGCGAACCTCGTGATGACGACGCGGCAGTACCCGCACATCCAGACGACGCACATCACGGTCAACGGGGTCTGAGCCGTGGTGCCGACCCAGAACACGACCATCGTCTCCGACGGGTCGGCCAAGCTCACCGACGCCTTCAAGGGGACGAACGTCGACACGTTCCTTCAGTCCTGCTTGTACTCCGTGCAGGACTTCGAGAACACGGTCTGGGCCGTCATCAACGCGATCCTCAATCCGACAGGCGACATGCTCACGCGCCGCGCGCGCATCGTCGGCGAGGAACGCAACGGCCGCAGCGACGCCGACCTCCTGGCCGCATTCAAGCTCCGCGTGCTCGTCAACAAGAGCCAGGGGCGCACCGAGGACCTGCTCAAGATCGCGAGCCAGCTGAATCCGTCGCGCATCTTCGAGGGTGGCGCGGCGTCGTGGTTCATCGAGACGTCGAACCTGCAGTCGTCCCCGACGACGCTGGCGTCGCTGCTCGGCATCGCGAAGGACGGCGGCGCGCACGGAGCGCTCTCCTATTCGATCTGGTCGCCGACGCTGGACTTCACGTGGGGCGACGCCGCCGGCGGCACGTCGTCCGGGCCCGGCTGGGGTGACTCGGGCGGCGGATACACCGGCGGTCTTCTGTACTCGTTGCAAGGAGTGTGATGCGTCTCAAGCTTTTCCAGTGGTGCACTTCGACGTCGGTCTACTCGTCACCGACGAAGGCGTGGGACGGTACCGCGACGTTCGTGAACCCGGGCGTCGACTTCTTCACCCCGCAGACCGCTGGCACGGCGCAGGGGATGAACTACGCACTCAAGCAGGCGACCGCGAACTCGGCGTCGGTGCTCGACCTCGTCGGCACCATCGACGCGAACAACTGGCCCGTGCGCGCGTTCGTCCCCACCGGCGGCGCGCTCGACGGCACGCACAACGGCGAGATCGGGAAGATGGTCTGGGATGCCCACTACGCGCGGTGGCTCTTCTGGATCAAGGACCTGAACAACGCGGGCACCCCGGCGGTGTGGACCACGCAAGATGGCGGGAAGACCTCGAGCAGGCTCGCCAACGTGTCGGGCCCCTCGACGGTGCGCCTCAACATGGCGGTGCGCTCGACGGACGGCGTGATTGCGATCGTGCAGAGCGCCGACGCCGCGGACTGCTATACGCTCGACCCGACCACGAACACGGTGACGACGCACACCGGCGCGGGCCCCCGGGGCAACCGCAAGAACCTAGAATGGTTCGCCGGCGGCAACGTCTTCATCTCGCTGGCGGCCGACGGGACCAGCACGGCCAACGCTTTCAACGTGGGGACCTCTCCGGACGGCACGACGTGGACGGACCGCACGACCGCCGCGGCGCTCACGACGACCGCCAACATGGTCGCCGCCAATGACTACTGCGCGGTGGCCCAGAGCGCGAGCACGTTCGCCGTCTTCAGCACGGTGACGAGCGCGGCGTACTGCTACTCAACGACGGACGGCACCACGTGGACCTCACGCACGAGCCCCGTCGCCACCGGCGAGACGGTCCGACAGGTCGACTACGACACGGTGAACAGTCTCTGGCTCGTGCTCGTCACGAACGGCAC